TATAGTTGCAGGAAAGATCCCAGAAGGATTTGGTTTATCGGGAAATATTATATCCGGCACAGCAAGTTTAGAATTATTTTCTGGAACAGTAACCGAAGCATCATATCCTGTTTGGGAAACCAATACTGACAGATATTATTTTGTGGTAAAAAGCGAATCTCAAAAAACTAGAGAATATTCTGAAAAATTATTTTATATAGATTTGTATAAAAATTGGAGTACTATACGTGATGAGTATATACAACGAGTAGAAAACCAAGATTTTAATATAAATAATAGTATAGTAACTGGTACAGAATATGTAGCGCAAAGAACTTTAGATGGAGATTATCTGTAATGCCAGCAGCAGCAAGATTGGGTGATTATTGTTCGGGTCATTCTTCTTATCCACCAAGACCAAATATAGAAGCAAGTTCTAATGTTTATATAAATGGTAAGGGTTGGCATCGCAAAGGAGATCTTTATACATATCATTGTAATGATGATGATTGCCACAACTCAATTCTTAAAAAAGGTTCTTCTACAGTATTTGTGAATAATTTGAATGCTGGAAGAATTGGAGATCCTGTAGCATGTGGAAGTTGTGTAGCACAAGGTAGCGGAAATGTTTATTCAGGATAATATATGGCAAAATCACCGATATATAAAGATCTAGATCTTAATTTCACAAGACATCCAATAACAAATGATGTTTCCATTTATCAGAATATTGAAAGTGTAAAGAAATCTGTTTCTAATCTCCTAAAATACAAAAGAGGAGAAAAATTATTTAATCCAGATTTTTATACTGGTGTATATGATAGTATGTTTGAGCCAATGAATATACTTCAGGTGGATAAATTAAAAGAAGCGATCAAAAATTTACTAAATAAATATGAAACAAGAATTTTAGTAAATGATGTGTCTATAAAGCAAAATTTAGATTCTAATGAAATAAATGTGTATCTCTATTTTACAGTAATTAATGTACAAACCCCAGTTTCATACACTGTAAAACTCTTAAGGAACCGATAAATGGCATCCAATACGCCAATAAATATTAGTAATTTAGATTTTGATACTATCAAAGAAAGTCTAAAAACTTATCTTAAATCCCAAGATCAGTTTAAAGATTATGATTTTGAAGGTTCTGGTTTATCAGTTCTTCTAGATATTCTTGCATATAATACACATCAACAGGCTTACTATGCTAATATGGTAGCAAATGAAACTTTTATTGATTCTGCTTTGCTAAAATCAAATGTAGTTTCTATTGCTAAACATCTAGATTATACTCCAAAATCTTATAAGTCTTCTGTAGCATATGTTGATGTCGAATATTATAATTTATCTGCAACCGATCAAACTTCAGTAACTAATGGTAACTATTATCTTTCTGCTGGAAGTAGATTTTTGGCTAATTCTGGAAGTAGAATATTTTCATTTATTGCTACGGATGATACACAAGTTAAGAAAATTGGAAACAAATATTATGCTAAAAATGTTGAAATAAAAGAAGGAAGTTATAAATCAATATCTTATGTTTTTAATGATAATCTTTCTGTAAATCAAAAATTTGTTTTACCAGATATCAATATAGATACAGATTCTATAACTGTTCGAGTAATATCAAGTTTAGAGGATAACACAGGTATAAATGATCTGTGGACGGTTGTTACAGATCTTAATAAACTTAATTCTGCTTCTAAAGTATTCTTTTTACAACAGAATGGTGATTTAAATTATGAACTTTATTTTGGTGATGATATTCTTGGGCAAAAGCCATCAAACGGCAATGTCATAATTGTTAATTATAGAATTTGTGCTGGATCTATTGCAAATGGTCTTGGAAAAAATGAAATATCTGGATCTCCGACTTTTGCATTTTTGGAATATGCCAATTCTAATACTTCTTTAGTTTTGGATAGCAATGGTGATGTTACACCAACTTTTGGTGGCAGTGAATCTGAAGAAATTGCTTCCATTAAATACTATGCTCCAAGAAACTATCAAGCACAAGAAAGAGCAGTAACAGCAGAAGACTATCGCACACTCCTAGCAAGAGAATATGGTGAACAGGCAGAAAGTGTTTATGTTTGGGGTGGTGAAGATAATGATCCACCTATTTATGGTAAAGTGTTTATAAGTATTAAACCTAAAAATGCAGAAAAACTATCACAATTGCAAAAATTGGCTATTGCTAAGAATATACTTAAACAAAGAAATCTTGTAAGTATTATTCCAGAAGTAATAGATCCAGATTATCTTTATATTCTTTTAGATATAAATATTAAATATGATTCTTCAAAAACTAATTTAACTGCCGACAGTCTTTCATCAAAACTAAAAACTTTAATTTATAATTATGCTTCTGATAATATAGGAAAGTTTGATAGTGATTTTGTTTATTCATTATTTACTTCTTATATAAATGATGTGTATAATCCTCCAGTTATAAGCAGTTCAATAGATTTGCAATTGCAGAAAAAATTAACACCAAACCTTGAAAGTATTACTACATACAGTGTATCTTTTGATAATGAATTATACCATCCAATAGATGGTTATGATAGTATTCTAAGTTCTACCTCATTTGGATATCAGGATAGTACAAGCACAGAAACTACACCACCAAACGTAGATGCATATTTAGATGATGATGGAAATGGTATTATAAGAATTTATAAGTTGGTTGGTGGTCAAAAAATATATTTAAATGAATCAATAGGAACTATAAATTATACATCCGGAAAACTTAATTTAACTAATTTTGCTCCTCAATATCTTGCAAATCCAGAAGATACTGATATTATTCTTACAGTAATACCAAAAGAAAAAGATATTGCATCTAGAAGAAATCAGATATTGATAGTATCAGAAGAAAATATAACAGTAACTTCTACTCCAATAACATTAAGATATGATCCTTATAAGGCATCTGGTTCTTCGTTCATAGGAAATAATTAATGTCAGATTCTATAGTAAATACTAATAAAATATTTCCTAGTATTTCTCAACAACTACCAGAGTTTGTTAGAATCGATCATCCTTCATTTGTTGCTTTTCTAGAAGCATATTATGAGTGGTTGGATTCTCAAGGAAGTAATCTTTATTCTTCTAATTTACTATCTAACGTAAAAGATGTAGATAATACATTTGATGAATTTGTAAATTCATTTAAAAAACAATATCTTCTAGATTTTCCTGAGTCTTTGGCTGTAAATTCTATATCTGGCAGTCCAGTAAATGAAAAAACTTTAATAAAACATATTAAATCTTTTTATAAAGCCAAGGGAACCGAAAAAGCATATGAATTGCTTTTTCGGGTTTTATATGATACAAATTTAGAGTTTTACTATCCAAAAGTAGATCTTTTAAAGGTTTCTGATGGAAAATGGATTTCTAAAAAAGCTTTGCGAATTAGTACCACTAATGGTAATAAATTATTCCAGTGTTTGGGAAAAAGAGTATATCAGTCTAATTCTACTGGCATTTTTGCTAATGCTTATGTTTCTGATATAGCAAAACTCCAAATTGGTGTATTTACTCTATTTGAATTAATCATAACAAATATAAATGGATCGTTTGTAACAACTAGTCCTATATCAATTCAAATAGATTCAGATACTATAGTTGAACCAACTGTTTATTCTGTGGTATCTTCTATTACCATATTATCCGGGGGCTCTAATTATAGGGTCGGAGATACAGTTACATTTACAAATATAACGGGTGATATTGGACAAGGAGCAAAGGCTAAAGTATCACAAGTATCTTCTGTCGGAAAAATATTAAAAATCAAAATAGAAAACTTTGGGGTAAATTACCTACAAGCACCAACAATTACAATTTCATCTCAAAAAGGAACTGGATTTTCCGGAACTTGTACGATCGGTGCCCTTTGTAACTTTGAAGGATACTATGCAAATAGTGACGGCAAACTTAGTAGCACCAAAGTAATACAAGATAGCCATTACTATCAAAATTATTCTTATGTTCTTAAATCTGAAATAGTTATAGACAAATATAAGAATATAATTAAAAGATTAATTCACCCAGCAGGACTCGGATTTTTTGGACAAATTCTAATTAAAAGATGTGCATTTTCAAATCTAGATGCTTGCAATTCTCTATCTCGCTTTGAAGTTCCTCTTATTGGTCATTATGTGGCATATACTCCAATGACACATGATACACTAGAGGATTACTTTGCTGCTGGATTTGATCCATCTATGTATACTACTATGATGACTTCTTATCCAAATCCAGTGTCCAGTCATCGTCCTTTGCTGCCACCTCTTAATCCATTGTCTACAACAGGATTTACACGAGCAGATCCATTTTGGATAGTTTATGAACACCCAAACAGAAGAATAACAGGAAATGTTATCGCTAGAATTGAAAAAAATACTAGTGGTCTTACAACTTCTGCTTCTATCCTAGGATTGGCAGCAAGCCTAACTGGATATAATATGGGAAAAAATGACTTCTTAAGAGGTTCAACTGGTGCTACGAGTTGGGCAGAGTGGACGATGACAGGAAGCACAGAAAGATATAATTGGGCAAATTCATTCACTAGTGATTTTAAATATGCTTTATTAAAGTATACATCAAACACAGAAATGAGAAAGATTACTTTAAATTCATTCCTTCATATGCCAATTGGTGATGAGTATGATTGTAGATATGATTTGGGTATAGCAGCTACACATGGTGGTAGTCCAAATTTTTAAGCTAAATAATATATAAAGAGAGTAAATATAAATGCCTGTTTGTGACCCATTTCGCCAGCAATATCGTCAAGATTTAATCGAAAATCTTAAATCATCATTTTCTTATCTATCTGATAGTTATTGGCTATTAGGAATAGGAAAGATATCACCTTGGCTATCTTCTACTGGTGCCGAGCAAGATAATGTACCGCCACAAAATGTAGACTGTGTAAAAAGTGATACAGATTTTTGGCGAGATGCTTTTGCATTCAAGAAAATTGGTGCAAATGATGTTTCTTTGGTTGTTGCAAGAAACGATTGGGAAGTTGGGCAGGTTTATGATGCATACCGAGATGATGTAGATCTTTATGATGATACATCTCCATCTAAATTTTATGTTTTAGTTGATGAAGAACGTGTTTATAAGTGTATAGATAATAATTACGGAGCCGCAAGCCAAGTAGCGCCCACCCACACAGATTATCAAATAAGAACTTTATCAGATGGTTACAGATGGAAATATCTTTATAGTATTACAGATTCTTCTAGAAAATTCTTAACAAAAAGTTCTGCTGGCATTTTGGGATATATGCCGGTTGAATTTTTAACATCAATAAATGAAAATGATGAACGAGTTTCTCAATGGGATGTGCAAAATGCTGCGGTGAACGGATCTATAGATTATATTTCTCTTGATGAAAATCTAAAAAACAATATTATATCAACCAAAGTAGTATTTTCGGCTTCAGAAAATCAAGTTGCTGCTGCCGTAACTGCTGGATCTTCAACTGTAATTATTGCTGGGCCAAATCTAGTATTATCAAACAATTATTATAACAATTATGTTTTGAAAATTGATTCTGGTAATGGTGCAGGTCAACAAAGAATAATTACTTCTTATGTTGCCGGATCTAATACTGCTACATTAACTTTAGATTCTCCTTTAGATGTTGGCCTTACATCCGGTACAGGTAGTGATGCTTCTCTTTATTCTATATATCCATATGTTAAAATAGTTGGTGACGGTTCATCATATAATAATTCTTTGTATACTCAATCTACTTCTGCTATTGCTAATGTAGTTTTTGCTTCTGGTAGCACTGGGGTTACGGGAGCAAAGTATATTGATAGTATTGAATTAGTTGATACTGGTCAAGATTATACTTATGCCAACGTTTCTATAATTAGTGGTCTTACATTTGCTCCGGGTATTACAGGAGATTTAAGTCAACTTGCTACAGCAGTAATGAGTCCAATTGGAGGACACGGAAGCAATCCAGTTAAAGAGTTGGGTGCTGCCGGTATTATGATTTCTACAGATTTGAACCAAAGTGAATCAAACAATATTACTATAGAAAATGATTATCGGCAGTTTTGTTTGATTAAGAATGCAAAATTAAACAATCCTCGTGCTAGGTTAATGCTTTCTTATTCTGGAATTTCTGGATCCTTTACTGTTGGTGCAACTGTAACTCAGGGATTGACTGGTGTTGATGGTAATACTTTATATGATGCATCTGGAAAAATTACAGAATGGAATCCCGGTCCACTAGGAACAACGGGAACAGCAGAATTAATACTTTCCAATATAAATAAAACTTTTGCTGTAGGTGGTATTATAAATGGTATTACATCATTCAATATTACAGAAATAAAGCAAAATGTTTATGCAGGTCAAGAATTAAGACTAACACAAAGATTAAAACTTTCTCCATTTAGTACCGTATTTGCAACAGGAACTGAGTTCACTAAAGGTTACTATTCTATAGGTATAGGAAATACTTCATCTAATATTTCTAAATCTAGATCTACCGGAAGAATATACAACTGGGATGTAGAAAATGGTACAAATAGTGTAGGAAATCTTTACTTAGAGTATGTGAATGGAATTCCAACTATTGGAGAATATGTATCTCAAATTTCTCCAGATTTTATATCTCTAACTGGATTTACACCAATTGGTAAGATTATTGAAATAGATGAAGATCAAGATCTAACAGATGT